CATAACGAAGTCGGGCCGTCATTCTTTGCAGCTTTCATAGCGCACGTTTTCTTAAAAACGCTATTCAACTTATTTTCAAATGCACCCAAATCTTTAACGTTTCCTGCAATAGCTGCTTCAGCCTTAGCTAAAACATAATCGCAATCTTCGTTATATTGCTGTACTTTTGCATCAGAATACAATATTGGAACTATAGACTTAGTCTCAAAACATCGCCATCCAACTTCACACATCCATACAAAGGTCTTCACCAATGCGTCAATAACATCAACAGCTTTTAACTGCTCTTTAGCAGCCTCAAATGAGACCAATTTTAAACCCAAAGGACTCCACTCAATCTGTTTTGTCGTACACACAGTTAACGACATTGCAGCCGTGATTAAATAGGAAATCTTTTTAAAGATAGTGTTCGTCTTAAAAAGATTCCATTTCGTCACAATATCCTGTCCTGTCCATTCTGACCATGCATGAGCATCAGTTTCCTCTGAAGGGCAAATTGTTGTTACCTCATCTATAATATTAAAGAGCTCATAAATTATACTTTTCTTCCTAGTATATTTTTTTACGAAACTGGCTACAGCCATGAAACAATCGGTAAAATTTTTTGCCTTGTTGAGATCGTAACCTAAAATTACCATGTTCTCAGCATGACCTACCCATTCATCAATTTGCTGTACCCATTCTGTTTGTTCCAACTCCTCCGCATATGTACTTACAGATCCTACTGACTTCAACAAAGATGCTAACTTATCATCAACATTCATGGATGAAACCTTCTCTTCATTGTTATCAGCTTTAATTGCATCACGAGCCATTCTATTTCGCTCTGCGATGAACTCCGATCTCCTTAATTCCTTATTGCCTGAAGTAATAGGTTCCGTGTTATCAACAGAAAGTACTTCTTCTTGGGCAATTTCATCGTGAGTAAGATTTTTAGCATTATTATTGTTAACGGTAAAATTATCTTTCTCATCAAAATCTCTATCATTAGATTCTTTATCCTCTTCCCATATTTCCTGCGTTAAAGATGT